AACTGGTCATCCCTCAGTCATCAGCCAGCAACATCATCGCTCTCGCCAAAGAATCAGATGATGCCGCGTTCGTTGAAAAGGTAATGGTTAAGCTGTTCCACCGGGAAAGCCCAGTCCGCGATTATGCAATTAAACGTTATTGTGAGCGCAACTGCACTCAACATATCGCGCAGGCAATGAGCAAAGTAACTGGTGTGGATGTGCAACAGTGCCGCCGCCGGGTCGTGTGGTGTGAAAAGGTTTTTGAATCAGAACTCTTTTATGCCTTACAACGTGAGATGGAGAAAGAAAACGAACTTCAGGCCGCTTAATTAGAAAATATTTATCTGAAAGTGTTGATTTGGCGAAATGAAAGTGCATAATTCAGTATATGCTCGGACGTCAAAGGCGAAAGAGCGGGCTGGTGAGATAAAAGAGGCGGCTCTTACCATTAATTCCGTCTAGTTGGTCACTTCGGCTTAGGCCTGGAACTCCAACCGTAGAGAGCTGAGAGGTTCTCTAAGACCTGAGCAATCAGGCCGCCATCTGGATGATGGCGCTGTCATTCAATAGCCCGGCCCCGTTCGCAGGCAATAGTTAGCATCTGCATAATGGCTCCGGGCTTTTTCGTATCTGGATATCCCACCCAGGACCATAAGAGCGAAAGCTCAATGTAGCTCCCATCGATTGGCGGACCAGAACCCGCCTTTTTTACTCAGGCCGCAGACAATCACCCTCAGATGCCACGTAGCCCTCGTGTCTGACGGCCTTCTCTACACATGGACCACCTATGTCTGAACCTCTAACCATTGCTGGCGGTGTCACGTCCGCAACTATCGGAGTGACGTTCGCATCTTTGTTCCCCGAGGCAACGCCCGGCGTAATGCTGTGCGCGCTGGCTGGTGCAGCAATGTACGTTCTGACATCCGATCCACACCAACTGTGGAAGCAGTTCCTGTTCGCCGTCATCAGTTTTGTCGGCGGGGTGTTCTTCTCGGTACCGATGGCGAAAATACTGGCCGGGGTGATTAACACCGCGCTTGGCCTGCTACAGCCGCCGGTAAGTATCGAGGTATCCCCGAACATCGGCGCGCTGGTTTCCGCTTCCATCTCTGTCGCAGTCCTGCTTCGCATCCTCGCAAAATCAAAACGGGGGAAGATGCCGGGACTGGAGGAGGAAGGCCAATGACATGGCAAACCATCGTCCTGGATGCAAACGCCATAATCTGTGCCCTGATTGCCGTAAGACTGTTGTTCTTCAGCAAAAGCGGCAAACGGCACCGTCCGGCCGTGGCCTGGATGGCGTACCTGATGATCCTGGCCGCCGGATTCACGGCGTTTCGCATTCTCTACGGTAAATATCTGCAGGTGGACCCGGGCGAGCTGATGCTTAACGTCGCCATTTGCGTTGCGGTGTGGCGATCACGGGGCAACCTCGCAAAAGTATTCCAGAAGGCTGAGCAATGACCAAAGACGAAATCTTTAACGGCATCCTCGGCAAAGAGGGCGGCTACGTTAATCACCCTGACGACAAAGGCGGACCGACAAACTGGGGGATTACTCAGGCTACGGCGCGCGCCCACGGTTATACCGGTGACATGCGTAACCTGAGTCGCGAGCAGGCTCTGGCAATCCTCGAGGCTGATTACTGGTACGGTCCACGCTTCGATCAGCTGGCAGGCGTCTCTCCGGCAATTGCCGCCGAACTCTGCGATACCGGGGTGAACATGGGGCCATCGGTACAGGTTAAGTGGTTCCAGCGCTGGCTGAACGTATTCAACAACCAGCAGCAGCTCTATCCAGACCTGATCGCCGACGGTCAGATTGGCCCTCGCAGCATCAGCGCGCTGAAGTCCTTCCTAGCGAAACGCGGAAGCGAAGGGGAAACCGTATTGCTCCGTGCACTGAACTGCAGCCAGGGTCAGCGATACCTCGAGCTGGCAGAGCAGCGCCCGGCAAACGAGTCATTCGTGTATGGCTGGGTAAGAGAGCGAGTAAGCCTATGACGAAGCTGAAAGCCCTTCTGGTCGCAATTGGATTCGCCGTATTGATGGTGCTGGGCGCTTTTGGCCTGGGCAGCATGCGAGGCAGGGAGAAGGCAGAAGCCAAAGCGGACAAGCAGCGTACCGACGAGAACGCTGCCGCCACCAAAGCAGCTGCAGAACGAAGTGTTGAAGTAACGAAAGAGGCCAGCAATGTACAGCAGACTGTTAACCATATGCCTGATGACGATGTTGATCGTGAGCTGCGTGACTCGTGGCAGCGCCCCGGTGGTAGTTGATACCGCCTGTGATTGGGTAAAGCCAATCTACCTGACTGATCACGACATCGATGTGCTGGCCCGCCAGACTAAGAAGGACATCCTGGCGCACAACAAATCGTGGCAGGCGAATTGCCAGAAGTTGCCATTCCAAAGCTTATCTGCAGGTGAGTCTTAAAATTACCTCGAAAATCAACAGCAAGTTCAAGACAAGTTCGGCTGCGGTGTTTAATTGGTTTAAAAGTTCGTTCATAAGTCCTCCAATAGGTTTGATTGTTCTATTGAAGGGGTTAATCCTAGCGGGGCATGCCGCTGATCTGTATGGGGTGAAAAATCACCCTTGCGACGTCTCGTCTCTCATGGGAGAAAAGCTGTGATGGTGCATACAAGGTTTTAGAAATCAATCTCAGGAAACTTTGAACCCAATCGCGCTGCTAACATAAGATATAATCGCCTCAAAAAGGAGACGATTATGAAAAAACCAATTTTAGATGCCGACATGATTTCATATGAGGCCATGATTGCTTCTAAAGAAGCAGCAGAATCAGCTCTCAGAACAATGATTGCCACGGAAGCTGCCGCAGAATGGGCCTTTTATATGCTTATTCTGACTCTTATAAGCGTAGTATTTTCGTTAGTAATGCTTATTTATGCGTTTAGAGCATTGAGCACTTGGCGAGAACAAGAACAACTCAAAATTAAAGTTGAATTCAAAAAGTCACTCATCAGTATGCATGACATTCTTTTGGTGATGCCTGATGAGAAACTTACATTTTTATCAAATATCGGGAAACGAATCCATTCACACTCAGGTGGTCAGGACCCTCTGCATAGCAGTAAGGAACTAACTGCCTTTTATCAGAAAAAGGCTTTAGAGGACGAATTTGCAAAAGCTGAGCATAACTGGGCAATCTGTGAAGAGTTATTTTTAGGCACCAAAACTTCAAAAGACTGGGATTTTTTCAAGAGAAGTTACTTTGATTATGCAAAGCTCAATAAGTCGAAAAACGGAATGTGTGAGTTGTTGAGCACCATGAAATCAGATCTTCATATTTTCGTAATAAAAGCACCGTTTTGGAAAAAAATATCTCGGCTTGGGAAGCGCAATCCGATCAAAAAAAACCATTGTTGATTAACTTTATATTTTTTGTTTACTCAGCGGAGATGTTATGAGCGAAATTAGCAGGCATCTACCGCCTCGATCTTTAGTCGATGATTCCAGTCCATTCATTCGTTTAGTGCCAGCCAAAGACGTTTATGAGTGGGTGCAGGAGCAAATTCTCAGTGACATCGGGAGCATCTACAACCCTGATCATGTGCACCTGTTAGAAGCTGACCTATGCTTCATGTGGGCGTCAGGCTCATTTGCTAAGAAAGGACGATACGTTCTCGGTCAGGCCGAACAGGTAATGCTCCGCGCCAGTGGATGGCAGAAGGCCCGGATGGAGCAGCAGATGTATGAATGGTTCGGTCGCATCCCGAAGTTCATCATCACGCTGGCCGCCGACTACTGCTCTCAATGCAGTGACCTTGAGTTTTGCGCGCTGGTGGAGCATGAGCTTTACCACATTGCTCAGGCCACCGATGATTTCGGCGCGCCTAAGTTCAACAAAGAGACCGGGCAGCCAGTGCTTACACTACGCGGCCATGACGTCGAAGAGTTTGTTGGTGTCGTACGCCGGTACGGTGCGAGCAAAGATGTGCAGGAACTTGTGGACGCGGCCAATGCGCCAGCGGAAGTAGCTCACCTCGATATCGCCAGATCATGCGGAACGTGCATGCTGAAACTGGCTTAACTTTATGACTGATTATGACAGGCAGGTGATTTATGGCGGC